CTGTTTGGTGACGCCGAGCAGGCCGAACGCCTGGACGAGATGCTGCGCAAGGCGTACGAGGTGCTGGAGCGGAAGCACATCACCGTCAACAACGGCAAGGTCATCTACCTCGGCGAGGAGCCGATGGAGGACGACGCCCCCACCCTGATGGCGATCAAGACGATTCTGCAGATCGAGGAACGCCGGGCGAAGTTGCTCGGCCTGGACACGCCGGTCGTGCAGAAAGTCGCAGGCGAGATGCAGGTGACGTACGCCTTCGAGGGCGTGAACATGGAAGATCTCACTTAACCCGCCAGCAGCGACGAGAGGGTCACCATGAACATCTCATCCGAGAGCGTCGTCTCGATCACCTCCACCGGCGTTCACGTTCAGGCCCGGCTCGAATTCAGAGACGGCACCGAAGAACTGGTCCCGGTTGTGGCGTGGGCCACCGTGGTCACGCACCTACAGGACAGCGAGGCCGACACAAGGATCTACCCGGTCGTCCTCTATGACGGGGACGTGTGGACGGAACAGCAGCTCAAGGACAATTACACCCTCGTCAAGGTGGTGCTTCACGCGGCGCCGTCGGAGCCGGGCGCCGGGTGACTGCTGCGCTCCGGCACGCGTACCGGCCGCGCGGGGCGGCGGCGGAGGTGTTCGCCTGCCGCGCCCCCGAGGTTCTGCTCTCTGGCCCGGCCGGGACCGGCAAGTCGAGGGCGGCGCTGGAGAAGCTGCACGCGATGATGCTCGCGAACCCGGGTGCTCGCGGGTTGATTGTCCGCAAGACCCTCGTCAGTCTGGGCAGCACGGGCCTGGTCACCTGGCGGGAGAAGGTCGCCGCCGAGTCCATCGCCGCCGGCCACGTGGTTTGGTACGGCGGTAGCCAGCAGGAGGCCGCCGCCTACCGGTACAGCAACGGCTCGACGGTGGTGGTGGGCGGCCTGGACAAGCCGCAGAAGGTGATGTCGTCGGAGTACGACGTCATCTTCGTCCAGGAGGCGATCGAGCTCACGATCGACGATTGGGAGGCGCTCACGACCCGCCTCCGCAACGGGAAGATCTCCTTCCAGCAGCTGCTCGCGGACTGCAACCCGTGGACACCATCCCACTGGCTCAAGCAGCGCGCTGACCGTGGCGACACGATCATGCTGCACTCGCGGCATGAGGACAACCCGGTCCTGTTCCACGAGGACGGCACGCTGACCGAGGTCGGTGCCGACTACATCGGGAAGTTGGACCGGCTGACCGGTGTGCGCTTCCACCGGCTGCGGCATGGCCGGTGGGTGGCGGCGGAGGGGCTCATCTACGAGGAGTACGACCCGGCCGTGCACCTCGTCGACCGGTTCCCGATCCCGGCGGAGTGGACGCGCTGGTGGTCGGTGGACTTCGGCTACACGAACCCGTTCGTGTGGCAGGACTGGGCCGAGGACCCGGATGGCCGGCTCTTCCTGGTGCGTGAGATCTACCGCACGCGGACGCTGGTGGAGGATCACGCGAAGCACATCCTGCGTCTGGTCGCCCCGGGCGGGAAGTGGTTGCAGCCCCGTCCGCGTGCGGTGATCTGTGACCACGACGCGGAGGACCGGGCGACGCTGGAGCGGCATCTCGGTATCTCGACGGTGGCGGCGACGAAGACCGTCAGTGACGGTATCCAGGCGGTGCAGGCCCGGTTCCGGCCTGCTGGTGACGGCAGGTCGCGGCTGTTCGTGCTGCGGGATGCGCTGGCCGAGCGGGATCCGGAGTTGGAGGAGTCGAAGCGGCCGTGCTCGACGGCTGAGGAGATCGTGGGCTACGTGTGGGATCAGTCGCCGGGCAAGCCGCCGAAGGAGACCCCGGTGAAGGAGAACGACCACGGCATGGACGCGCTGCGCTACGTGGTGGCCCAGCGGGATCTGGGCGCCCGGCCGCGTATCCGCATGCTGGGGCGATGAGACGGACGCCGGGAGGCGCCAGACACTACCGTTCGGTCGGAAGGCGTGATGCGTCATTCGTGGTGGGGGATGAAGGCATTTGTCCCGTGAGTTCCGCGTTCGCTGCCTTCATGAATCGCCCATAGGCGTCTTTTCGTGCATTAAGCGCCTCGCTCCACTCATACCAATCAGGGGCAAGACCGGAGAAAGCCAACACCGAGTCCATGAGGTCTTTGCTGGCTTGCCGTACCTCTGACGACCCCGAGAGAATGTCGACGATGGATTGCTGGCGTGTCATCCGCGTCACTGCGCCAGGGCCGAAGTTCTCGAAGCCCGGCCTGGTCACAACCTCGAACTGACCTGGCTTGCCTGCGTTCTTCAGTCTCTCAGCGGTCACGGAGCTGATGTAGCCGGTGGCGTCGTCGACAGCGGTGAGGAACTCGGCGTACGTCTCCTTGCGGGCCTCGTGGAAGCGGGTGCGGTCTCGGTCAGCGATTTCCCAGCGCGTCTTCCGGTCGGCTGCCTTGAGCGCCATGCGCTGGTTGATGAGGGTGATGATGCCAGTCAGCCCGCCGCCCAAGAGGACGCTGCCGGCCGCAATGAGAGCGATGATGACCTGGTCCGTCATGTGATCACGGTAGGGCGTGGGTGGCTGAGCTGCACACCATCAGTGGTGAACCGGAAATTCTCCTGTTCTAGCCCCCCTCTGCCGGATATTTTCCGGCGTGCCGTACCATCCGAAACATGGGTTTGCTGCGCACCGGTAGGCGTCACCCGTGACGACGTTCAGCGAGGCGTTCCGCAGCGAGCGTGCGACCGCCGCTCGCGCTCCTCGCGCGCCGCGCATCCCGTACACCGTCCGTGCCGCCCGCTGGCTCGCCCGCCGCCTCCCCGCCTGGCACGCGCTCCGCACCCTGCTGCTGTCCGTCGCCGGGTTCGGGCTGCTGACCGCCGCCGCATGGACCCTCCACGTCGCCGCCGGCCTCGCGGTCGCGGGCGTCTCGCTGCTGGTGCTCGAAGCCCTGTCGGGCGGTGAGCGGCGATGAGGTCACCTCTCGGCATGCTCGCCCGCGCCGTTCAGAACAAAGCCCCCGTCCCGTACGTGTCTCGCGGGATCCGGCAGGCGTTGCCGTTCGGTGGCCGGAACGACGCGACGGCGCAGATGCAGACCATGGGGTCCGTCGGCACGCTCTTCTCGATCGTCCACCGGACGTCGAACGCCACGAGCCAGGTTGAGTGGAAGCTGTGGCGGTCCGCCACCTCCGGCCGGGACGAGGACCGCGTCGAGCAGACCTCACACCTGGCCCTGGACATCTGGCGGAAGCCGAACCCGTTCATGCCCCGGCAAGAGTTCGTCGAGTCGGTTCAGCAGCACGTGGACCTGACCGGCGAGGGCTGGTGGGTGGTGGCCCGCGACCCGCGCATGCGCTCCATCCCGCTCGAACTCTGGCCGGTGCGCCCGGACCGGATGCTGCCGGTGCCGGACCAGGACGAGTTCCTAGCCGGCTACATCTACGTCAGCCCTGACGGCGAGCAGGTGCCGCTCCGCCTCGACGAGGTGATTCAGCTTCGGATGCCGAACCCGATGGACCCGTACCGCGGCATGGGGCCGGTCCAGAGCATCCTGGCCGAGCTCGACGCCAGCAGGTACAGCGCGGAGTGGAACCGGAACTTCTTCGTCAACAGCGCGCTACCCAGCGGCATCATCGAGGCGCCCACGAACCTGTCCGACACCGAGTTCGACGACTTGCGCGACCGCTGGGACGAGCAGCATCGCGGGGTGGCCGCCGCTCACCGGGTGGCGATCCTTGAGGGCGGCTTGAAGTGGGTTGACCGGCGGTTCACGCAGCGCGACATGCAGTTCGTGGAGATGCGGCAGGTTTCCCGTGACGTGATCCGTGAGGCGTTCGGCATGCCGAAGTTCGCCGTCGGCGACGTCGATGACGTCAACCGGGCCACGGCCGACGCGTCGAAAGCGTGGTTCGCCGAGTACCTGACCGTCCCCCGCCTGGAGCGCATCAAGGCCGCGCTCAACCACGACTTCCTCCCCCTGTTCGGCACGTCGGCGCAGGGGCTGGAGTTCGACTACTGCGACCCCGTCCCCCAGGATGCCGAGGCGCGGGACCGTGAGCGCACCTCGAAGGCGACCGCGGCCAAGCTGTACCGCGAGGCCGGGTATACGGGTGACTCCATCAAGGA